GCGCCCACTGCTAAGGATTAGAAACCTATTCATCGAGCAGCCCTTCAGTTATATCTATAAACCTATCGTACAAATCGGCAATCTTATCACTTACTTCTTCAACGTGTTCACCGTACTTGTATTCTCTGCGCATCAATTCCATGATGTCTTTAAGCGCATCCTTATATCGGGCAGCGTTAAGGGTGTAGTTGTATTCTACTTGTTCTTCAGGTAGATTAAACGTTAGTGATGCTTTCATTTTCTGCTTTGTTTGGTAGTCCATTTTTACAATCGGTGTATCCTTCAGTATAGGAATTCAGGATGTTTTCTAATTCCCATGTTTGGGCTTTCATCATAAACGAATCAAGTTCAATCCATGATATGTTTACAGATGGTCCTTGAAACCTTTTGCGCAATGCTTTGCTTAGTCTACGCATTGCCGTTTCTTTTTTATCGCTCATAGATATTTTATTTCTTTGGTTAGTGTATACAGTTCTTTATTCACTGATTTGATTTTGTGGTGCAGGTTGTCTTTTACGTAGCGTGTTTTAGCTGTGACAAATATCTGCAGCAGGTTAGTTCGCTCTGCTTTCAGCTCGTCTATTGAGCGCATTTTCTTTGCTCCCATTCATTTTTAGTATTTCGTTTTTGACATGGTGGTAGTATGCTTTGACTGAATAGAATTCACCGGTGCCATCAAAGTCTTGCATGATGTCGCTGGGTGCGTTTGTCAATGCTTCATCTACGCAATACAGCGCAGCGTTAATGGCACGCATGTGCATGAGTGCTAAATCTCCATGTTGATCACCAGCTTCGACTATATCAAAATAGTTCGAGTACAGTTGCCATGCTTTATCCTTTGCTTTCATATTGTTCTATTGCTTTAAAGATTTGATATACTACTTGTGGCACAATAGCATTGCCATATGCTTTTATTGATTCGTTGCGCCATTTTGAAAAGGTAATTCCGTCCAGTTCGGTGGGAAGCCCATCATCTCCGCTACAAACCGGGGATTGAGTTGTGTGCCCGCTCCAAGTACTTCTTCTAAATTTCCCTTTCCTCTGTTTATAGCCATACCTTTTGCTGCTGAAACACGTGGCGTGGGCAACAAACCAAACGCGCTCTCGTTGGTGTGGCGCATTGACCGCGCTCGCAGGTATAATAAAGGGCGCGACTTGATACCCAAGATTTTCCAAGTCAGTACACACTTCGTTGAATACCAATCCTCCATTCCAATTAGTAATGCCGCGAACGTTTTCGCCCACAACGTAACTCGGGGCAATCTCTCGTATTGCTCTAAGCATTTCAGGCCATAGATGGCGTTCATCTTCTTTGCCAAGTCGTTTTCCTGCGGCTGAATATGGTTGGCAAGGGAATCCACCGGTAAGAATATCAATTTGGTTTGCATATTTTGTAAAGTCGCTTTTGGTTATATCCGTGAATAGTTCTGCATCAGGCCAATAGTAATTTAGTACACGCTGTCCAAACTCATTCCATTCGCAATGAAACTTATTTTCCCAACCCATCCATTCGGCTGCTAAATCAAATCCACCAATGCCACTGAATAATGATCCATGTGTCATAGTGCTAAAGTATTAAGGTATTCACGCCACATTGGTACACGTTCCTGAAGCTTTACGATTGCATCCGCATCAAACTCCACAACCTTTTCGTGGATGCGTTCAGCGATGGGTATATCAAACGCCCATTCGTCCTGTGGCGTTTCAAGATTTGCATCCGGGTATTCGCGAAGGAAACGTGGCATATCGTATATCATGTTGCGCTCAATACTCTTTGCTTTTTTAATAAATGTAGGGTCGCCTTGTGGATCAATAAGATTAAGCCTGCGCGATAATCTGTACTTTTCATCGTTAATCATTTCAATCGGTGCGCTAACTAAGACGTAGCAGAACGTGGCACGTGGTGCTCCTGTTAACCAGCAGTAGGCTTGCCCTTGCCAGTAGTAGTCTTTGCTTATGTCGCTGGTCTTTGCATCCATGAAAGTATGAATGTCCCAACTTGATTTGATATCAGGCACATTGATTACTGCACCTGCTTCATCTTTAATAAGCAAATCGGGAGTGCCTTTGATAAAATCATTGGTAAACATTTCTTCGTTCTTGAATACGATTTCACCACGATGCCTGCGCCACATATCGATAGCATCATTCTCAACGGCTAAACCTTTTTCAATGTACTTGTTACTGATTTCTTTGTATCGGTTGTACTTCTGTTGCACATAGACTTCAAGCAATGCGCTCTTAGTCGTTTCGGATAAACCCGTTTTGGTTCTTGCATCGGTCATTAGCTTTCCCAGCTGCGATGCTCTAAATAGTGTGTTGTTCATGTTGTTATTGATTGATGGGGTAAAAATAGCAAATGGTTACAATCTGTAACCACCTGCCATCATTTTTAACATTTATTCGGTAATACCGTATTGCTCTTTCTTGGCATTCAGTTCATCTGCGACTTCGGCTAATACTTCCGGGCTGCATGCTTTGAAGATTTTATGCAACTGTGTTAGGTCGGTAGCCTGCTGGATTAGTTCGCGCACATACGCTACATCCTGTTCATGCCCCCTGCCCAATGCACCTTTTAACTTAAATGGCTTGTACGTATCTTTATTCACGCGGTTAACGTCACGTCCGAATACCTTACCTAATGACAGCGCAGCGTTTTTAAGGCACTCTGCTTTGAGCTTACCGAATGCAAGGTCCATAGCATTCGCTTTTTTATTATCGGGGTTTAATGCCCATCTATTGCGTTCAGTACCGGTTACACCATCGGGCACGCGATCTACCATGATAATGACTGAAGCTGCGCCTACTCTGCGTATTTCGTAACCACTTATCGGATGTATCACTACAAGGTCAATTGATGCCTGTACTTCGTTAGCTAATACTGCCCATTTGAAATTCTCTGTTCTCCAATGTCCGAAGAACAATTCATCTAACGTGGTTTCAACGTGGCTAATAACCAGCGTGCGTGCTTTCTTATCCGGTGTGGATTCGATGCCTGCTTGGTCAGGTTCTGCATTGAGCATTTGCTGGAACTTCTGCAATGCTTCTAAGTTGTCTTTGTGAAAACTGTTCATGTTATTATTGATTTTTATTTGTAGTCAGGACAAGATTCGAACTTGTATTGTTGAATTACCCAGCTTCAACTGCATAAGTATAGCGTCTGCCAATTCCGCCACCTGACTATTTACATTTTTTAATTGTAATTATTAATACTTCATGAGGCAATCATTGATTTCTTGGCAGTAGCTAAGCACTGCGTAAAGGATAACTGCTGCGATAATGTAACGAATGATTTTAGATGCTGTTTTCATGTGTTTTGTTTTTAATTGATGGCGCAATGATAGTATAGATACTTACACCACCGCTGTTAAAAATTGTTAAAATTGAGAACGGCTATGCCCACGAATAGCTGCCGTAGTTCGGGAATAATTCGAAGTACATCCGCATCATGATAGCATCTGCGTAGTCAGGTGACTTGCCATGCATGCGTGCTATTTCATCTTTGCTTATGACAGCAAGTTTACCATCTGCTTCAGGTTGCCGCCTGCGTATCATATCTAGCTCCTGCACAATCACGTCACGAAACTGATTGACCTTAAAGATAACTTTGTTCTGCTCTATTAATTCTGCAAGCTTAAAATAGCATTCGGCTTTTTGGTTGGTATATCGGTCGGCTTGCTTTGCTCTACCACCATTAAGGAAACCGCGACACTTTAAGCTATCAACTACACCACCGCCCACCCCATCTTCATCGCAGATCACATTGCTAAGTTTGATGCTGTGCCTATCACATAGCTGGCGAATGGTAGATACAACTGTTGTGATAGGTTGCTTTCGCAGTTCATGTATTTCGATTAAGTGCAATCCATGCCACACGCAAATAACACTTCTATCTTTTCCTAAACGCGCGATGTCGGCACTGATGTACTTTTCGCCTTTTGCTTCTTCATCCCGGAAGCAGCGCACCAAATCATCGTACTGGTATAGGTTGTCTACGGACTCATCATACTCCCAATCTCCATCCAATAGACGTCTTCTGTCCACTTCAGGCAACATGCGCAGCGTTTCAATGTACGATTCGGGTAGATGCGGATTGTCATTTGGCAATGATTGTATGAACGCAAGATGTTGCGGTAAACTTTCCGTCTTAAACGGGGCGTAGAATTCGTTGTACAGCCATCCTTTTGATGGATTGCATGTAAGCAGCATCTTTGGTTTGAGATCATATTGATTTAGTTTAAATCGAATACGTGACTGTAAGATATCTATTGCACGCTTGCTAACCTGTGCTGCCTCGTCTACGTAGGCATCTGTTAATTCTAACCCGCCTAAACTATGGAACTCCGCATCTGATGGATAAGCAAACAAGTCTTTAAGTATTATTTCGCTTCCGTTACTGAAAGTGATTACGTTCGTTTGATTGTTGATTGTGTAATGCTCATTCGGTGCCAAACCTAACATGTGCGCTACTTCAAAGAATGTCTTTAAAGTGGTCTTCTTTAGCGTATCGAGTTTACTTCGACCTATCAAACCACGTGTACCCGGATATTTAAACCTACGGCTTATTTGCCATGCACAACCAATGAATGACTTACTTCCCCCTGCAGCTCCTCCAAAGAGCACAACACGTGCTGGGTGTGAGTTACCCAGCACGCGCAATGCTTCCTTTTGTTTCGGGAGGTATTCAATCATGTAAATAATCCGATGTACATTCCAACCAAACCACCGCATAGTGTGGCTATCATGTCTGCATTGCTAAACGCTTTTTCCTTCAGCACAGAATCATACAATTCTTTCCCCATAGCGCAGGCAAACACAGCCACCATCGCAAAAGGTGGAGCGAACAAAGATGCAGAAAGTGCATAAATGACTAAGCCATACAGCGCATGGTTAGCTTTGTCTTCAGGTATAATAGGAAGGTTCATTAGAATATATCAGCTGATGGATCATCTTGTGGTTCGTCACGCTTGACGATTGGCTCACTCATCTTGCCACTAAAGAATTTGCCGTTCTTTCCTTCCTTAACCCATGCAGCCAGTCGCATCTTCTTTCCATTCACCATGATTTCGCCTGTGTATTCAGGTGCGTTATTGGTTGTTTTGTTGTTCTTGAATAGGGTAAACTGCCCTTCTTGCATTTGGTAATTGCTCATTGTATTTAATTATTTATGATGTTGATGTCTTCGTACATCAGTGATACTGTTTTCTTGCCGCCAAACTCTGTTGTTATTACAACATCAAAGTTCAATTGCTGGATGCTGTGACCATCTATATATCCGATGTATACTTCTGTTTCATCCGGGTATTGTGCCAATGCATCCCACAGTTCACCGATAGTCATAGCTTGTATTCGTCTTTATCAGTTAGCAAATGTAATTCTTCAAAGATAAGACGCATTGCCATGTTATCACTCATAGCTGGGCGCATACTTCGCTTGGCTGTTAGCACAAATAACTTGCGGAGCAGCTCGGTTTCTTTTTGCTTATCGTATTGCTTCATTTGTCACCTCGTTGTTTAATTTTTTCATAAGTAATTACACATAATGGATGCCATGCACTCGGTGCATTGCCTTCATGTACATAGCAGCTACAGCATAAATGTATATCACTTGGCGTTTCCCACCATTTATAAATATTATGATTTGCTGGGCGTTCTTCGCATATAGTACAGTAGTTCATTTCTCACCTCCGTATGTTTCGTTGTAGTATTCTTTTGCCCAACTTTTAAGTGGTTCTAAATTGTAAGAAGCACTAATACTATCACTTTCTATATAAGCAGTTTCAATCTGCTGCTTCTCAATTGCTAAATACATATCCCAATTCACCACCATTTTAGTGCCTGATTTCAGTTCATGGTCTATGCTTTCTTTTAAAAGTTGAACTGCTGTTTGCTTTTTCATATTAGTATTCATTTTGCGTTTCGATTAGTTCCCTGTAACGTTCCTGCCTGTATTCGGTAAATTGGTAGGGCTTGGTTTTGTATACCCGGAAGCGCATATCGTTATCCCATTGTGGAAGCGCATCGTATTCGCGCATGAGTGCAATCTCAAGTGGTGCAGGCTTTTCTCTTTTCACTTCGCGCACCGGTTCTTCTTTAATCTTCAACTTATCTGCTGCCTGTTGCATCGCATCCATGATTTGCGGATGCTGGAACATTTCGTAAATGTTATTCTGCTGCTTCTTGCTTTCATTGATTGCATCACTTACCACTTGCCTTTCTTGATCATAAAGTGGGAACCATGCAAGCACAGTAGCTGGGTCAATACGATTGAACAACGTGCCGTACTTACCAATGGCACCGTTATCAAAAATGATTTGCAGTTCTTCAAGTGAATACATCCACATCTTGTCCATGATTTGCTCAGCGCAAAACTCAATCTGCAAGCTGTTCATGGTGTTCTGCACATTGACCAGCTGCACGCACCGGGCAAGCAATGACATCACTGCGACTTTGGTTAGTTCCTTATCAACCTTCCGAAGTAGACTGAGTTTTTCCTGCTGCATCGCGTGCGCGACTGATAGCGATTGCTTCGGTGAGAAGTTGGTTAGCTTGTGCAATGCTGTTTGCTGTTGTATTTGGTTGTTTTCCATATTGATTTTGGTTTTTATTTTTTTCAAATGTAAATGCATTATTCATCCATTTGCGCACAGTCGCTTCCCATGAAACGATTTTTGCGCCACCCGATGTTTTCCATCCGGTGCTTGTGTAGTGGTCAAAACAATTTTTGCTTTCTGCAACAATCTTCATTTCGCTCCACTTACCACCCGATTTCATATTCAACTCACCCATAAAATTATAAATATCATTTTCGGATGGTGGTGAAAACACCACTCTATTGTTTCTTTGTTTCTTTGTTTCTTGGTTTCTTTGTTTATCTATAGGGGCACTGCTGTGTTCAATGCTGTGTTCAATGCCGTTGCTGTGCTGTATCAATGCCGTATCCAATGCCGTATGCAATGCTGTGGCTTTTTTGCTACGGCATATTGATATTATTGTGCTGCTATACTGGTTCTTAGATTCACTTATGATTTGAATGAAATTCCATTTAGCTAAGTCGCTAAGTGCATCCAAGTAGGTGCGCTTGTTACCAATGTGCAACCCTTCCATAGTTGCATTGGTTGGTATTCCAAACTGCTCCTTCCACCCAAGTCGATTGTTTAGTTCAATAATCCACATAAACAGAGCAGTGTGCTGGCACTTTACTTCCGAATGCTCAAAGGCAAAGTCAAACCACTTCCGGGAAAGGTCGTAACCATTGTTCTTCATTGGAATAAAATACCCACCACTACACACAAGGGCTACCCAGCGCACGAAAGTGCTAATGGCAATGCGGTAGTGATGGGATTTAAAATGTTTTTCATACTGAGTAGCGTTGCAAAGATAATTATTTTATCTGTTCAACCAATTTACGCTTTGCTTTGATTTCCTTATATTTTTCATATGCTTCGGATTTAGGTTGCGTTTGTCCTAATCCTTTACAGTAATAATCATTGCGCAGAATACAACGAGCCATTCGTTTCCAACTTGGAGCCCAGCACTTAACTTCTAAATCATGTGGTGCTTCTTGCGGTATTTCTAAATATCCGCGTTTTTTCCATCCAACTATAAACTTACGAAATCTTTCCTTGTAATGATCCTGCATTTTTTGAGGCAATGATTTTAATAAGTAGTTGGTATAACTTTCCCATGTATGATTATCCGGTTTAGTAATATGATGATAACCATTAATGTTTCCTTTATCCTGAATGTATAAAGCACCACTGTTTACACCGCTTACACGATTAATCAATTTATACCATGTGTCACTTTCTAAAATGTGATATAACCATAAACCTTTCTTTTGATCATCTCCAAATGGTTGACACAATCTTTGATTGCTAAATTTTACACCTGCCATCGTCATCATATCATAAATTTTATTATGACACAATTCTTTATGCTTAGAATGGAAAATCCAAATATCTTCTGTTCTCCAGTCATAAATAGGATATATGTTAAATACATTGCTATCAATTTTTGTTGTCCATTTATAGCCATGAAAAGTTAGATTCTTCTTTTGGCTAACTATCGCTCGATACCGGTGTAAACTTTCATCGGAACGGATACCTATAAATCCAGCTGTTAATTGATTTTTAGAATACCATTTACCAAATAATACCATTAATTCTTCAAATTCCATTTTCGGTACATAGAAATCGTATTGTTTCAAATCACTGGCTTCCTTAGGTTTTTCACGGACCCATAAATTTTTCTTAGATTCATCCCAGCACACCCATTTAGGTTCAAAATCACTTACAGCATTTCTTAATAGCAATTCGCCACAAAACCAATGCAAATCAATGTGGTCTTTGTACAAATTAACCATTTCGCGAATGTGATCTATGGTATTCGTATATTGAGCTTCAAGATCAATAATCAATAAACCAACTTTCACATTGCGTTTTTTAGCTTCAGCTAAAACTAAATGAGTCATAACAGTACTGTCCTTACCACCGCTAAAGCTTATGTAGTATCGCTCAAATGAATCAAACACTTTAGAAATACGTTCTTTAGTAGCTTCTAAAACTGATTTGTTTAAATATATTTTTTGTGCCATAAAATTGTTTAGTAAAGTTCAACTTGTCTACCTTGTGATGTAGCTTGATCCATAGTTACTGGATTCATTTTGTTTGATACAAGCCACATATTTAAAAATTCTAAAGCTGTATGATTAGCTATATTTTTTTCTTGTTCGGATAACAAATTGAAACCTGAACAAAAAATAGATGGCACACCGTTATATGCGCACATAGCTGCCTGTCCTAACCAAGCGATTCTATTCATGCTTTTATTGCTCAAATAGTGTTCACAGCTATGTTTCCATTCAGTAATTACAATAAGTAAATATTGTCTAAATAATAAGTCATCACTTAAAAAATCTGCATAGCTTTGTTTACATTGCTCACTGGTCATTCCTTCTTTTTTTGAGGCATAGAATCCAGCTTTATGGCATTCCCATTTATCATAGGTGTGAAATATTCGTTCTTTATCACTTTCATTTGGTATGCGATACATTTCATATTCTAATGAATCAATATCATCAGTAAGTAATTCATATTCATTTTCCATGTAATCATTACTTTCCCAAGCTTTACTAAAATCATTATCATTGAATAAGTGTTCTAACCCGGATATTTGGCACAACCTTAAAACTTCTTCTTCATCCATTCCTAATTGCTTCGCGATACGAGCGTTGTTCCAGTTACGATTTTTCAATTCGATTACAATTTCACTCATAGCGTTAATTTGATGCTTTCCTCGCGCTCTATTATGGCGAATAGTAGAAGCAATACGATCATTCTTATTTGATTGTTCATTGCGAATTGTGACAATTGGTAAATATCCATGCACCCGATTATTTACTATTTTAGATTCCTTGCCAACTCGATTCCGGTGAAAGCCATCAATAACCTCCATTGCATCTTTTTCCATGTTAGGCCATGTAACAATTGGTTGAGTGTAACCATCATTCATAATTGAAATTTCAAGAAGTTCCATTTCAGGTGGTGCAACTTTATTTGGGTTATAATCATTAGCTTGAACTTGATTATTTTTTACCCAAACAACACAATCCACTGGCTCATTTTTAAATGGGCTAATTTCGTGTAATGCTAATTTGACTTCATTGATTGCATTGATTTTTTCATCCAATGGCAAGTCTGCAATGTGCAGTAATAATTCGTTGATGTTCATGTGTATATATATATTTATTATTTCCAAATAATTGTGGCAATCATAAATCCGATTACAGCACCAATAGCCATAATCAATAGCATTTTGCTATTACTGTTATCGCATTCGGGTTCTTGCTGAACCGGTACTGGTTGTGTTCGCTCAACACGTTTGATGGGTTTGATAGTTAGCTGCTGCGTACCTGCTTTGCTTTGTGCATTGGCAATACGTGATTCCTTCAAACATTCTTTAGCAAATGCAACAGCTATTGCTTGCGTAGGTTTATCGCCTATCCAGCGTGTTACATTGCCTTCGCGTCTAATCATGTTGTGTTCGCGCATCAGTGTAATCAATCGCGCACCTACACGATATTCATTGCGCATTTGTTTGATGTCAAATTCTTGCATGGCATGTAATGCGCACATGAATTCATAATACTTGCTTTTTGTGTTTTTTCTCATTGCTCTAAATAGGTTTTAATTGTGATTGTAAATTCTTCAAATGACCTGCACACCTTTACGCAGTAACCTGCATTGATAAGCTGTGCGTGAACGATTTTTTGTGTGTCGGATAGTTTGCCCTTCTCGGTCTTCATCTCGATGAACAGGGCATGGTATGAACCACTGCTCATGCAGATCATCAAATCAGGCATACCGGGCATAGCCCCTTCTGCTTTCAAGATGTTCCAGCGTTTGGCTCTTTGTACCGGAGTGCCACCTATAAACACACCATTAGGGAAGGAAGCGATTAAGGTGCGAGGGAAGGAATAGCGGAACCATTCTACGCAACGTTGCTGAATCTTGCTTTCTTCGTGCTTCATGCATTCAGGGAATTAAATATTGCTAACCAAAACTTCCCGATGTAGTCTTCATCTGCCTGTATGTTTATCACAGGTAAATGTGATTCTAGTTCCATATACTCCCATTGACCTAATGAATTGACCTGATAATCACAACCTAATGTCACCGGGCAGTATTGCACACTGCTACGTTCTACGGGTATATCAAAGCGAACTATGACGTGCTGCTCATTATTGAGCGTAACAAGATAGCACATGCGGTTCTCATTGACTACTTTCTTCTTTACGATGTACATGTTCTTATCGTTTACCCTGCGCACATCGTGCACATCGTATTCGCTATGCATCGAATCCGTAAAGTTCTCATGAAACTCTAAGTTGTTCAGGTTCTGCTCGATTTCGCGCCAACGTTTTTCTTTATCGTCTGTGCTGAATACCAACTTACACCAATCCATCAACTTAGCATTGCTTACATTAAGTTCCTTTCGCAAATCCGCAAAGCTTATCTTATCAAACTTCTTCATGATAGTAAGGATATCGCTGCGTGTTGGTAGCTTAGTAGTGCGCAGCTTCTTGCCTTGAGTCTTTATATATGCTTTATATTCACTCATCGCCTTCGTTTTTAATGGTTATACAATCGACTATCTCGCACACTGGCACTTCCATCACCCGGCTAAGGTTTATCAGCTGGCGTAACTTGATGCTGCCCGGATCATCACACCAATTATGCAATGTCTTTTTTACTATGGGCGTGTTGCTTCTTTGCATCGCACGTAGGAGAGCAGCTTTGCTTCCTACTGTGCGTGCTATTAGTTGATTCAATTCCTGTCGCTTTCTCATTCGATTGGTTTTAATTGTGGATTGGCTACGTAGAAAATTTGACGATGCGCTTCGCTGAACTTATGCATGAACACTGCTTCTTCGATTGGCTCGTATAGCTTGTCACGCATGTCACGTTCTAATCGGAAGGCTACATCCTGCGCATCATCGTAGCATTTTGTTTCAATGTTGCAGCCATATGGGGTATGGTAAACTGTAATAAGCTTCATATCTGCAGTGATGCAGCAATAAAATTTGGTATAGTCGCCATCAATGTAGTAGTGTGGCAGTGTTACTTTGGTAGTACCTACTTGTACCGGTGCTGTGTGTGTTACTTCGATTAACATTGTATTGAGGTTTTAAATTGTTTACTGATTTTCGTCATCTTGCCAAATAGCTGAAGTCACTGCATCTTCTATTTCACCGATTAACTTTTTATTATTGCTATTCATGATGCACTTAGTCATGTCAATGCCAGCGCAAAGCAGTGTGTATTTACACTGATCAATAGTTGTTTCTTCAGGCGTGTAATAGTCGCCTCTAGAAAATGCGATTACGTACTCAACTTCAATAGTGAGTGTGATAGGTGCATTGCTGCAGTCGTGTTCAAAAGTGAAATAGCTCATGTTGTTTTGTTTTTGTTTATCTTTGACGGGTACAAATGTACACGCTTTTTTGGATAGTGCAAGTATTTACACCGATATTTTTAAATTTTAACAAATCGACTGCGTAAGTATCCATATAAGGAAACATTACAGCGCATGGCTGGATAAGGCTAGTAGGCTTGCACACGATAAACAGAAAGGAAGTGATCTACTGCATGAAGTGCTTGCCCGGTTGATGGATAGACCACAGCAGGATATAGAAGATATAGTGTGCAGGGGCAAAGTAGAAGCATACGTAAACAGGGCATTGTGGCTATCATGGCACAGCGCACGCAGTGATTACGCTATCAAGTATCGCAAATACTACGAATTGCACGTAGAAAAGCAGGTTGATGACAGCAAACAGGATGAAACATGGATAGGTGCATTCATAGATGGTGAGTATTTATACAACGCAATAGGACGTTTGAATGAATTTGATGCAATCCTTTTGCGTCTATACAGTAAACCCGACTTTGACTACAAAGAATTAAGCGCGGAAACAGGTATTCCATACAGCTACCTGCGCACAAGCATACACAGAGCATTAAAACGAATAAGAGAATATGTTAAACTTCAACGTTCCATCGCACATTCAACGCGAGAGATTGAATACTTGCAAAAAATGTAAGTTTTATAACGGTACATTTGGCACTTGCGGTACACCAATCGTAGGTAATAACGTCAATGCTGAAGAAAATGATGTTACTTACTACAAAGAGAAGATAAAATTGTGCGGCTGCTTCATGGATGTGAAAACAAAGTTCCGCTTTGCATCATGCCCAGCACGGAAGTGGTTTGCTCAAGACATGAAGGAAGAAGAAATAGCTGCACTGGACACCTTCATAAGCAAAGTAAGTAAAGCCAACAGGATAGAATCAGAAGACTTGCAAATGCTTTACTATTGGTACAGCAAAATAACTAAGAAGCATGAACGACCATCCGGGTGCGCATCGTGCATACGTGATCTCATTAAAGAATTCCGTAGACAATTAGGTAAAATCGATAAACCATAATAACATGCCCCTACCAACCCCCACACCCAAAGAAGAAAAGAATGAATATATCGCACGATGCATGAGTGATACAAAGGTGCAAAGTGAATTTCCCGATGCACAGCAGCGCATAGCTGTATGCATTGCGCAGTATGATGCTAAGTAACTTGTAAACATCAAAATAACAAATATGGGCTTACAAAAAGGAATGACCAACAACCCGAATGGTAGACCATTAGGGAGTCTTAATAAGAAGACACTTGAATGGGAGGAATTCGGTCGCACCTTTGTAGCTGAAGCTTTACCAAAGGTTGCTGAATTTATAAATGAGTGCATGGATTCACGCGATGAAGATTTGAAGTTTAAGGCTTCAGCACTTACGCTGGATGTACTTGAATATTTCAAACCCAAACAAGCACGTGTTACCGTAGCTGGTGACCAAAAAGCACCGGTTGTAATCAACGTGCATTCGGACTTGTAACAAAAAGGAAGCAAAAACTACAATACAACAGAGCATGAAATTAAATTTTAGCATAGCAGCTAACGCGAAGGGCATCACACTGAACCAATACATCGACTACCAGAATGCAGTCGATAAGATTGAGCAGGTTCGTGTGATTACTGGCAAGAGCAGCGAAAGTATTCGCCTGCTTCAGGTGCATGTAATTGATGAAATCATTGAAACGTTCGAAGCAGCCATTCGGTTAAGCAGTGGTGACTTTGAACGCACAGTGCGCATTGGTGCATACGAATTGGGCTTTATTCCTGATTTAAGCAGCATGTCTTTTGGCGAATACGTAGACATGGACACTGTTTGCGGTGACATATACAAAGACGGTGTGATTATGGGCGAAGCTGCTCACAAAATGATGTCTATACTATACCGCCCTATCAAAGCTAAGTTTGGAAAGTATTACGACATCGAAGCTTATGATAGTAACGGCAAACGTAAGTATGAAGATGCCATAGGCAAATTGACTTTAGACCATGTGTTGAATACGCTGCTTTTTTTTTCGAGTTTAGAAATCGAACTATACAACGATTCCCTCGTTTATTTGGCAAAGGAGATAACGGAGATAGTGAAGGAGATGAAGGAACAGCAACCCCTGACGGATTAGGTGTGTACGGTTGGTTTCATATTATTGAATCACTTGCCGACCGGGACATCACAAAGTTTGATGCAGTGACAGAGCGAAGGTGTTATGAAGTGTTCACGCACTTAACGTATTTAGCAGACTACGTGTATGTGCAGAAAATGGAAATGAAAAAACGCAATAGATAATGACTAGCTACAATTACAGCTATAATGTACTTATCAATAGACTTGAAGCTTTCGCTGCTGGTCACTTTTTGATTAAGCGATTCACACATGGGCAGATTGACCTTGCAGACCAATTGCAAGATGATCAATACCCATTCATGCACGTAACACCTGATACAATCACACCGATTCAGGGAGGTATGCAGTTTGGATTCCTTGTGATGTTTGCGGATATCCCACGTGACAAAGAATACAAAGCAGAATACCAGCGCGAAGTGATAAGTGATTGCATCCGTTTAGGGCAAGACTTAATAGCTGAAGTGCGCAACGGTTTGGAGTTATTCGGTTTCGATGTGCAGCTGGTCAACATTCCAACGTTTGAACCATTCATCGAAGAATACAAAAACACAGTCACCGGGATTGCTTTCACTTTGACATTAGAAGTCCCGTGGGATTGGAGCGCATGTGATATCCCTGCTGTTTGGACAGTGGGCGGTTCATCAAGTGGTGGTAGCGGAACAGGTTACGGATTGACACTTCGCACCAATGGAGTAGATAACGCAGTTCAAAACATCCTTGATTTAGTAGAAGGCACCAACGTAACCATAACTGATAATGGAGATGGAAGTGTGACTATTGATGCAGCAGGTGGAGGAGGTGGAGGTGGTGAATATGTTAGTACCGAATACAACGCAAATCACATAACTGCATTAGGCAACCCTTATCAAATAGGTGACCGGGTATGGTATAACGGAAGTGTGTACAGGTGTATTGCAAACAATGATGCAATCAACCCAACTAACCCGACTTATTGGACATTAGTAGCGGTTGGCTATCGCTTGCGTCAATCACCTGTTGATTGGAACGCAACAAGCGGTGACTATCAAATACTGAATAAACCAAACATTCCCGATTCACTTGATGATCTGTTGCCCGGTACAACTAAGGGGCAATTGATTCAGCGTGGTAATACTAATTGGGAAGTGATTACTGGGCTTGCTATTGATGAATTGTTAGATGTGCAAATCACTACAATTGCAAACGGAGATACACTGATTTACGATAGCGGCACAAATAAATTTGAGAACGTACCGCTTGCCACCGTTGCCACGACAGGCGATTATACTGACTTAATCAATCAGCCAAGTATACCAACTAACCTTGATGACTTAGCGGATGTAAACGCACCCACACCTTCAAATGGGCAGGTGCTAAGCTACAATAGCACATCAGGCGATTGGGAAGCTGTTACACCTGCTTCGGGCGGTTCGGTTACTTCGGTTGCACTTTCAATGCCTGCACCAACGAACCCTGCGTTTTCAGTTAGTGGTTCACCTGTTACAACTTCAGGAACACTTGCGGTTGCAGCCAATGGTACAGTAGATCAATATATAGATGGAACAGGAGCACTGCGCACATTGCCTTCAACAGGTGGTGGAGGTGGGCAAATATTCTACTTCAATGGTAATGTTGCGCAACCTTCAATAGGAGGCAATGCCTACTATCAATTAGGCACTACTGCTAACACAGGACCAACAGCAAACTTCACACGTAATACTACGGGCGTACTTGCACGATTCATTACCGATGTAGGCAGTCCAAACCATCTTATCTTACCTTCAGGTGTATGGACTATTGATGTATACTTAAATGAAACAGGAGGTGGTTCAAATAATGCTGAAATACTTGCTAAACTTTACACATACAACGGCAGCACGTTCACTTTAATTGGTACTTCACCGGTTGAACAAATTACCAATGGTAACGTAGTTGACTTGTATACATTTGGCATTTCAGTTCCAAACACCGTAACGGCTGCAACCGACCGCATACACATTGAATTCGATATTCAAAACACCAATGGTAAGACTGTAACGCTATATACGGAAAATGGTAAGATTGGTGAAGTGCATACTACCTACGCAATCGGAATCAGTTCGTTAAATGGCCTAACCGAAAGCACGCAGAATTTCGCAGTAGGCACATCAGGTACTGACTTTGGAATAAGCAGCGTAGGCAGCACACATACATTCAACCTGCCAACAGCAAGCGCAGCAAATCGTGGTGCATTGAGCAGTGGGGATTGGAATACGTTTAATGGTAAAGCCAATCTTGCTTCGCCTGCATTTACGGGAACACCAACGGCTCCAACGGCATCATCGGGAGATAATAGCACTACAATAGCCACCACAGCATTCGTTCAAAGCACCATATCTGGAGGCGCGGCTGTCCCTGCCTACACGATGAAGGCTAACAATACTGGCGCATCTGCGATTGCAGCCGACCAGGTATTTAGATTTAATGGTTGGCAAACGTTTAATACCACGTTAAACCCAATCACGTATGGCACGCCACCAACAATACCTGTTGGTGCTGGCACTTTTCTATACAATTGGACAAGGATAGGTAACACGGTAAACTTCACTTTTTACTTTGCGTTGACAACGGGTATAAACTTAACCACTTCATCTACTCAGTTCACTTGGACTTTGCCAAGCGATATGCCCACACCCTTCACTCCAACGGGTATAAGCGGTTCAAACTTTATACACCGTATATTCATGACTGCTGGTAACGGTTTAGGGGCTACAGGTATACAAGCCACAATGAGTGGCGGACTGCAAGTTGGGTCTACCTTTATGTTTACCGCTCACACCACAGTTTCGGGAATAAGATTATTTTCAATTACATCAACATACTTTACTTCTTAATCATGATTACAGCAATTCTACCAACCCCATTGACTTACTTTAATACTACACTTACCAAACTTAAGTGGACAATGACTTACCCGGATAACGTGGCTTATTATCAACTAACCACATCCGATGATTTGATATTAAAGGATGGTCAGTGTTTTATTGATGATACAACAGTTCAATCATGGGGAGCAGATGATTCAATTATTACAGATGCAATTATCAATATAGCCCCCTGGAATGTCTAATGGCAAGTGAGTTTGAGCAAATACTAAATGAATACGCAGAAACAGTCGTTGAGCGTGCGCAATCAAACCTGCGTATCAAACGTCGCGTGCGTGGTAAGATAGTGAATCGTGTTGCTTCGGGTAACTTGCTTCGCTCTTTGAATTACAAGCTGCGAATTCGTTATGGCAAACCAACCATCGACTTTACTGTCAAAGGCGATGCTGGTAAGTATGCAGATGTAATAGAGTTTGGCCGCAAACCTTATCCGGGTGATCCAACGAAACGCCCACCATACGAAGACATCATGAAGTGGATTCGAATGAAACCATTGAAGCTTCGCAACAAACAGGGCGCATTCATTAAGTCTACTGAAAGTGCAATCAAAAGTGCGGCTATTGCTATATCAAAAAGCATAGGTGCAAAAGGTATTCAAGGCATTAACTATTATCAGGAAGCAATAGACGATACATGGGACGATTACAAGGATAAGCTAATGAATGCTTACATAAAAGACATTGAACAAAGATTACTATTAAACAAAAGATAGATGGCATTAACAATCGTAGATGAACCCTTCAACTGGGTAGTGCGTGGTCAAAAGATTATGCTGATTGCATCGAGCACAGAAACTGCACAGCTGGGCTTTCGTTATGGCTTGAATATAACTGTTGATGCTAAGACGTACACGTTTTATTTGTCACCTGCTCCTGATAACAACATGTACTTTGACATTTCACCACTTGTCGATGATTTGCGTAACCAGCAGCAACACTTTGCTACCGATAATACAGTAGACGATTTGAGCAAGTATGCATTGAGTGCAGCTATTACTGAATGGTGGTTGGTTGGTGGTGTGCTCACAGAGAATGAAGGCAGCGAAGTAACTATGAGTGGGCGCATTGTCATCAATGGTTACTATCAAGTGTTCGATGGCTACAAGCCAAACCCTGAAGTGGGTGTTGATGACATCAAGTACGTACTTCAGTTCAGTCTTAACTACGGCATGAGCGACCGAAAGTACGGCACACATTCGTGGTATTTAGCACCATCATGGGGAGCAGGAAGCCCGATAACTCAAAACATCATTTGGATTCCTTCATACGAAACGGACTATGGAACGTTAAGCATACCGGGTAATGCCAGCTACATGTATAACAACCTTGTAGACAATGTGCGCATTGTGTTGTATAAAGCAAATGGATCAACATTTACCGAAACGCTATCGTTGAATGCATACGATATTGAAGCTTTGCCTGTTTATCCAGCTAACATGAATGATTGGACTGGTGCATGGTCAATTAAACCAAATGAAAACGACAATCCCGGTTGGCGTTTTTACGAAGTGTTTGCCCGTACAGTCAACACGCAATCAAGTATAAAGTATCGCTTCTATAATGCAGCTTATTATGGGCAGAAAGATTGTCACAATGATGTGATTCGTTTAGGATGGGTGAACAGTCGTGGTGGTTGGGACTACTTTAACTTTATCAAGAAGTCCGAAATGAATGATGAGATTGAGCGTAAAAAATACCGAAAGGTGTTGTTCAATAGCACAAGCAGCGTGTTCAGCAAAGATGATCGTGGACTGTATGAGCGCAGGAACTTAGTGCAGCAAGTCTTGACAGTGACCAGCGACTTCATTCAGGAAGGTGAATTCTTATTCCTTCGCTCATTGCTTGTGAGCAATCAGGTTGTATGGATAACACAGCGCAACGGTGAGAACATTGCGCTTCCTGTGAACTTAGACGATACTACTTATACCGAACGTAAGACACGTGACGGCAAGCTTTACAACCTATCTTTAAAAGTAAGAATGGCAAACGAATACTGGACATAACATGAACGGAGAAGTACAATTAATAGTAAGAATACCCGGTACAGCACCAAGTGGTATAGTGACAGCTACCGAATCAGGTGTACTAGATGTAACTGTAAACCCTCAAGTTGCCTTCAGTTATCCAAATGACATGAGCTCATATGTTGGCGGATACGTACAAATAGAAAGTTTAGTGTATGGTGATTTGGGTACGTACTTTATTCAAAGTGTTGCATTAGATAATCCAGCATATGCATATATAAGTCCCACTAACACACAAATCTTTAGTGATGTTCCTTTCAACTTTGCGATAGATAATTATGACTTACCTAATTTTAATTACATGGAGGCAGTGCCTTCGTCAACAGAATACTATTTAGATTTATTCGAAAACGAAAGCATATCGCAGAACTGGAAGTTTCAAGATTTATCCAACTTTACAGCGCAAGGTGCGTTTAGTCGTGAGTTTAGAATACCGATGTCCGATAACAACACCAAAGCTATCGGTCCGTTATTCGATACCAACTCCGAACAAGGTGCGGAAAACTATTTCTTCTACAAACTACCTGCTGAAATCCGTGTAGATACGCTACCGATTGCAACCGGTTATCTGCGTGTGCGCAAGGTGTACAAGCAAATGAATCGCATCAATGAAGTAGAGGTAGCCTTCTATGCTGAAACGCCTGACTTAGTGCGCACCATTGGGGAAAAGAAGCTCAGTGATATTGCTGCGCTTGCTGATTTGAATGAAGTGGTTAACTATGCCAACGTAACAACGGAAACAGCTGATAGGATTTGGTCGCTTTGTGACAGAGCGCAAAAATGGAGCAATGATGGATCAGTAGGTTCACGCCCTATATATGATGAAAATAATCCTGTTTATCCTGCAGATTTAACACCGGCAGTTAGTTGGTGGTATCTGCTACGCAATATTGTAATTGAAGCAGGCTTTGACCTTGTGGCATCTTCACTTGAGAATATCATTGAAGATTACTACATGCCATTTTGCAACACAGCACAGATTCAAAATATTAGTGTATCAAATAGATTCTTCTTCAGCGTTTACAATACGGCAAATCAAGTAGTCGGAGTTAGTAATACAGTATATGCATCAGACGCTGAGATATTTGATAACAATAATGACTTTGATAATTCCACCTATACGTATACGGTTCCAGTTACAGGACAATATACCTTTCGCGTGTATTTGAAAGTTAATGTAGCGTTGAGTGCTGCTAACTTTATTTCAAATCTAATCATTAATGGAGTTTATCAATTTGTACAATCAAATATGATTTTTCCAAATCCAGATGGTAATACAATAGAATTTTTAGTTACTCGCACATTAAGTGTTGGAGATACTGTGCAATATGATGTTAGATCACAGGGTTTGCCATTTAATTCTACGATATTGGCCAGTACCGGTGCAAATGACGAAAGCAGGTTTGAACTTGTAAGTGCAAATCTATTCTATGGCGAAACTATAAACTATGCAGTTAATGCGCCCGATATGCGACAGATTGATTTTGTCAATGACGTAATCAAGATGCATAACTGCGCTATTGTGCCAAGTCGAACCGTACCGAATCGCATTGCAATCGTGCCACAAAACAACTATTTAGGCACAGGCGATGTAGTAGACTGGACAAGCAAGCTTGATGTATCAAAAGATGTTGTAATAAGTAGTACAGTTGATATTCAAAAAGCAACGTTTCAATTTACCTACACTGCAGGTGAAGACGCATACAGCAAATTGTATAAAGATAACAATCGTGTCTACGGTGATTTTAAAGCTGAAGGCTATACTATCAATCCATCAACTGCGCCAAGTGACTTTGCAATAGGCGAACAAAAGGTTACACTTGTAACACGCAGCACACCAGCTGCACTTGTACCGAATACAGGTACACCAATTGCATGTTTCTATAATGAGCAGCTTGAGTTTAACGCACCCGGTCCACGTGCTTTGTTTTATGCTGGCATTGCAAATATAAATTTATATAATGATGTAAGTGGTAATGCATCCTCAGCGACATTAGTGCCAATACTAAATCATTACAGTGATGCATACCCAAATTTCGACGATTTCGATTTGAATTGGGCACCCGAAGTGCCTCCCCATGTTGTTACGGTTACTACAAATCCATACAACAATTTATTCAACACGTATTGGCGCAATTACATGAATGAGCTTTACTCGCCTGAGGGTAGAATAATGGAAGCATTCTTTGCGCTTGATTTAAAGGATATACTTACGTTCAGCTTTGCAGATAAAATTTGGATACAAGATAGCTATTGGCGCATCCTTGAAATTAGCGATTATAAAGTAGGATTGCAGGAAAGCACAAAGGTTAAGCTTATTAAATTCTTAGATCAAATTAATGACTGCGCATCTACACCTGTAGGTGTTACCACCAATGGCGAAGTTGAATTCGAAACCGGAGGTGAATCAGTAGAGCCGACTGAAGATTGCTGTTCACGTTACGGCTACTTTTGGGATGAAGTTGATGGTGTATGCTGGGCATTTAATAACGGTGGTCAGTTTCGAAATTCAATAGTAGCCAATCAAAGTGATGTGTCTACTAATCCTGAGTTGCAATCCTTGAATGGCATTCTATTCTCAGTTTTAAATGGTGAAAAAATCGCTATTGAACAGAGTAATTCAAACATGCTTGCAGTCGGTACTAACTTAGAATTGACAAAAGATGTAGGAGGTAGCAACATGCTTGGCAAAAACGTAACAACCAATCTACCCGGATTGCACGTAGGCGGTGGATATCGCAATGGTTTAAGCACTGCACCTTATTATGGATGGGCGCAGTTTGGATTCTTCGTACTTCAAAAACAATTTTCACCTAGTGCCTCAGGCGATGTATTCAATTTCGATATAGAAGGAGTACCGGGTGAATACATAGATATTGAAGATGATACTATTTGGAGCTGCACATTAAATTTAAATATTCGCGATGCTGTAGGTGTAAACGAAACATCGCTACATCACTTTACACTTGAAAAAACAGGAGGTTCGGCATCTGCCAGTGCTGTTAGTACATTGAATACGATAGGAGCAATCGGTTCATATGTCTTCACTTTAGGCATAGACACAACTACTAACACAGCAGAGCACAGAATTAACCTAACAATTACAGGTGGAACGTATCCAGCTACGTTTGTAGCTGGTGCTACTTTACAATACCAACAATTAAAATTCGCATAATGGACTCAATCAAAAACTCAATGCGCTATTTACAGCTCGGCATCGCAACAAAGAAGCAACACAACTACTCGCTACGCAAATGGCAGCGTGTATTGTGGTATGTTACGCTGTATACATGGCGCATGTTGATAGGGCTAAGTGTTATTTTTTTAATCTATAAACTCATCTACTAATGGCTGAACCTATTGTAAGGACATTTGAAATTGACACATCGAAAAGTGAGCAGAACCTAAAAAGCTTAGGTAGTGCTTTTGATAGCGCAGATAACGCTGGCAAATCTCTGAAGGCACAGTTGCGTGAATTACAGGCGCAATTGGCTAACACAGATCCGCAGACTCAAAAGTATCGCGAGTTATCGCAGGCAGCAGGTGAACTAAAGGATAAGATTCAAGATGCAGCACAGGCAGTAGGTACACAGGCAGGTGGAGCATTTGAAAAGGTTAGTGGTTCGCTTGGTCTTGTGACATCACGTATTGCATCACTTGACTTCGAAGGTGCAGCTGAAGGTGCGAAGTTACTTGCACAGAATATCACAGAAATTAAGCCGGGTGATATTGCAAAAGGTGTACAAGGAATAGGTAGTGCATTTGCATCCATTGGTAAAGCCTTACTGACTAATCCTATCTTTTTAATTGGTGCATCGATTGCAGCTGCTGTAGTATATGCTGAAGAATTACTTGCACTTGTTGATGGGGTAACTGATGCAGACCAAGAACTTTTAGATGTACAGAAGGAACGTGCAGCGGTAGCAAAAGAGAACTTCGATGCTATTTCGGCAACAGAAGAAACGTTAAAGCGTCAAGGCTTAACTGAAAAACAAATAACTGATTTAAAATTACAAGCATTAAACACTGCCATACTTGAACAGCAAGTAGTGCTTCAAACTAATAAAGAGCAAGCGGCAGCACAAATAGCAGCAGCGGAACGTAATGCGAACTATCTAAAAACATTTTTAGATTTTATTACTTTACCTGCACGTGCACTTACAGAGATATTTGAAAATGCTGTAAATGGTGCAATCAGTCTGCTCAACACACTGGGTGCGGACATTGGTAAAATAGAATTGTCTGATTCATTTGATACATTAAATTCTTTCATAACAAAGAGCATTTTTGATCCTGAAGAAGAACGCAAAAATCAGGAGCAAATAATTAAGGATAGTGAAAAAGCATTAACTACACTAATCAACCAGCGCGATGGTATCCTAAATGCCCAAGATGCAAAAGATAAGGCAAGACAAAAAGAATCGACTAAAACAGTCACTAATGAAGAAAAGGCAAAAACTGATGTTATAATTGATGAACTTAAAAAACGCGAACAAGCATATCAAACATACTATGATAAACTTGCAGCTTTACAAGATTCTCAGTTTGAAGCTACGCTAACAGATCAAGAAAAGGAAGGGCTTGCAATTACAAAAAAATACGAAGATTTGTTTGCAGCAGCAGATGCAGCAGGAATATCTACTAATGAGTTGCAAAAGCAGTTGGCAGATGAATTATTCGCATTGCAACAAAAAGGTGTAGCAGATACTGAAGCAGCTGTTACTGAATCCACCACCAGCACATTAGAACAAATACAGCAAGGTTTAGAATGGGCTGAAAAAGGATTGAATGCTGTAAGTGCATTAAGTGATGCTGTGTTTGCTAACCGAATGAGTAAGGTAAAGAAGGGAAGTAAAGAAGAAGAAGCATTAGCAAGGAAACAATTTAAGTTTCAAAAAGCATTGCAGTTAGGCGCGGCTACTATAGATGCAGCCAAAGCAGTTACAGCCTCGCTTGCATCAGCACCGGTTGCCATTGGTCCGATACCTAACCCTGCTGGTATTGCTTCACTTGCGTTAGCTGTTACTACAGGCGCAGCATCGATTGCTAAAATTGCAGCAACAAAGTTTGAAGGTGGTGGAGGTGGTTCACAGGATGTAAGTGTGCCTTCCTTTGGTGGAGGAGGTGGTGCTGATACAGGCGCACAGCCAGCAGGGTTCAATCCATTTGCTGCGCAGTTCGTAGCGAATCGCCCTGATCAATACTTACCACGTGCATATGTGTTGGCAGGTGATGTATCAAGTCAGCAAGAAGTACGCGAGAACGTAGAAGACTTAGCACGTATAGGATAACTAAATTAAATTTGTAAAATGGATAAGAGAAAAGTAGTTAAGTGTGTAATCGACGAAGAAGGTCGTTTAGGTATTACAGCGATGGGGCTAGTAGATATGCCAGCAATCGAAGAAAATTGGATTGCATTGAGCAAGATGCAGCTTGCCAAAGTCGATGACGAACGTAGAATGCTGTATGGTCCTGCGTTAATCCCGGATAAGGAGATACTGCGTTACGATGACAAAGGCGAACCATACTATGTGTACTTTGAAAAGGCAACAGTGCAGGCAATCGCGCATCAATTCTTCAAAAAGAATCTGCAACACACCACTAACCTACAACATGAAATACCAGTAACCGGTGTGACAGTTGTAGAATCATGGTTAAAGGAAGGTAAGAATGATAAGAGCATTCAACTTGGGTTGCCTGAACTGCCCGATGGCACATGGTTTATCGGAACAAAGGTTGACGAAGACCATGTGTGGAATGATGTAAAAGAAGGAAAGGTAAAAGGCTACAGTATTGAAGGATTCTTTAACGAAGTTGGCGTAGCTATGAGTGGTGTAAAGAACTACGAAGCAGAATTGGTTTTTGAATTAGACCAAATACTTGCAGGTTTGAAAAAATGATATATCTTTGCTGAACGTTGGTTAATAAACGTCATAAGAGATTTAGGTTTTAGATTAAAAAGTAGGGGCAAACGAGCCCCTATTTTTTTTTACAGCATGCATGCACGCGAATATTCCGCTACTGTCATTTTGCTTGCTTTCGCATTTTTCATCACAGCCTTGTACTGCTTTTCAGTTAGACGTACTGAAATCTTCTTTGTCATAAACTCAGGGTTTGCTTTCATAATATGGGTATTTATTTATACTGCTAAGATAAGACATGTGGCTACATGTAACAAAACGCTGTTTTTGCTACTATACCCAAATATCCAAACATGTCGAATATTAAAGAACAAATCAAATCCGTATTCAATAAGTATGGCATTGATCCTTCAACAGTGGGTATCAAGTTCGAAGAAGAAGCTGCTGCAACAGAAGTAAAGTTTGCGGTAGAAGGTACTTTGAATGATGGTACTAAAATCTATTCTACCGCTGATGAGTGGACAGTAGGTGTGGACATCTTTACTCAAGATGCTGAAGGAAACCCAGTGCCAGTACCTGCAGGTGAATACCTATTAGAAGATGGTGTTACCAAAGTAGTCGTTGGCGAAGATGGTCTAATTGCCGAAATCGAACGCGAAGAACAATCTACCGAAATGAGCAGCGAAGACTTAGTTGCTGTTATCGGTAACTTGTCGGAGCGCATTGCTGCACTTGAAGTTGAAAAGACTGAACTAGCTGCAGCAGTAGAAACTGCTAAGAAGGATGCAGAAGCATTGAAGACTGAACTTGCTTCAGTTAAGAAAGCACCTGCTGTACCTTCTGTTAAATCACAAGAATTTAAAAAGAATGCTGCTCCCGTTGTTGCATCGAATGGTTCATCATTCAGCGACTTCATGGAAAGCATCCGTTCAAAAAAGTAATTAATTAAAGAATAAAAAAGTAAAGTAATATGCCAAATCCAGTTCTATTAAACAACACCTACTCAGGACAGCTGGCAGGTGAAATTGTAGCAAAGGCTCTGCTATCTAACGTATCAACTCAATACGTTACAATGAAGCCAAACGTACCATACAAATCAGTAGTACGTAAAATTGATGACACTGTAACTTTCGCTGCAGGCACATGTGATTTCACTCCAACAGGAACAATCAACTTGAGCGAGCGCGTTTTGACTTTGGAAGAATTCCAAGTTCAGCGCGAAATCTGTAAGAGAGAATTATTCACCGATTGGTCAACAGCTGACGTAATGAGCGGTCGCGTAAGCACTCAAATCCAAGACGCTATCATTGAGCGTTTGGTAAATGGTATTGCTGCTGCTAACGAATCTGTAATGTGGAATGGTGTTAATGCCACCGCTGGTCAGTACGATGGTTTCTTGACTTTGATTAAGGCAGGTGGTTCAGGTGCTGTATCTGCAGGTTCAGGCGCACTTGATGCAACAAACATCATCGCTACTATTTGGGACATCATCAACACAGCAAATTCGGCTGTTAAGGGTGCTGCTGAAAAGCCAGCTTTGTACATGGGACAGGCTGCTTGGGAAGCTTATATGCAAGCACAGATTGCTGCTGGCAACGGTTGGTACTTGACAGGTGGTCCTGAAGTTTCTAAGCGTTTCGTAGGTATGTACGAAATCTACGTATGTCCGGGTATGGCTGCTAACAACATCGTGTTTGCACAGAAGTCAAACTTGATGCTTGGTACTTGGCAGGAGAACCAAATGAACGAAATCTTCATTTTGGACATGCAGAATCTTGATGGTTCACAGAACGTTCGCTATGGTGCACGTTTCTACTTGGGTGCACAGATTGCAGTTGGTGAGGACATCACCTACTGGGGTGCATAATCAATAAATTAAGGAGGGGGTGTAACAGCCCCCTTTTAACCAAATAAAAAAATAATAATATGGCTTGTGAATTGACAACCGGCTTCACATTAGGATGCCTTGAAGGTATCGGTGGGGTTAAAGAGGTTTTAATTGCTAACTACGATGACTTCGAAACAGGAATCGTTTATGGCGGTCCTGATGGTGAAGTTGATGGATTGCCCGGTACTTCAGGTTCAGTTAAAATTTACCGATATGTTCCTTTCCGCAATTCTGGTTCATACATAGAAACGGTGCAAAAGAATTTGGAAACAGGTACACTGTTTTTCTCACAGGAAGTTGGATGGACTTTTGGTAAATTGACTCAGGAAATGCGCAACGAATTTTTAAATGTTGCAAAAGCTAAAATGATTGTGTTTGTTCGTACTAATGACGATCAAATACTTTTGGTGGGTGCAGGCGAAGGAGCACAGCTTACTGCAGGTACTGTTCAATCAGGACAGCAGAAGGCAGATTTGATGGGTTATCAAGTTACATTGATTGCTGAAGAACTCGCTCCAGCTGTTCACCTTGAAGCGTATACGACAGTTCCTTTCGACAACTTCCCTGGAGTTGAAGTGCTGCCTGCTTACTAAGAATTTGTTTTCCGTTTTGTGTGTTCTTGTTGTATTGAAAAAAAGGGCAGGTTATTCATGACTTGCCCTTTTAATTTAAAAAGACTATGATATATTTACAAACCGATACACCTGCACAAACCATCTACTTACAGCTAGATGAAACAAGGCAGTATTTTGCCACACCATTTACGCACTACCTGTTGATTTTGACACACGAAGAAAATAGCACAACCGGAGATAAGCTTGCACAGGTAGCGCAGATAGTGAATGAAAATGTGCGAATAACTCAATTGACTGTAACAACCAGTTCACTAACGTTGGCAGGTCGCTATCGTTATGACGTATACGGTCAAAATTCCGCTGTAAATATTGATCCAACAAACGCAAGTGTAGTAGGTTTGCTCAAGCGTGGTTATGTCGTATTAACGGCAAACACCCAGTTCTTCGATGTGCCTTCTATCACAATACCAAATGATATAATCTATGAGCCATAACGAATCAAATATAGTTTCTTTAAAGCTTAGCGAGTATGTTGCTAAGAGCGATGCAGAAAAGGTAGACAGAAAGGGATGGGTTAATTACGGAGATCAAAACGATTTTCCACAATACCTGCGCGATTTGTCGCATGAATCACCTGTGCATGGTTCATTGGTGGTTGCTATCGGTGACATGATAGCAGGCAAGGGTATTCAATCGGAGCAATACCAAGCCGAATTAGACGCATTAAACATAGATTCCTTAACCTATGCATGTGCGCACGACTTAAAGTTGTTTGGTGGGTTTTATATCGAAGTAATTTGGAGCAATGACAGAACGGTTATATCCAAGCTAAACGCTATACCATTTGAAGAATGCCGCATCGCAGTCAATCAAGAGGACGATACTGAAATAGGAATATATCACAGCTACGATTGGACTAACACACGGAAGAAAAGAAACACTCCTGAATTCATACCGAAGTACAATTATTTGACACGTGAGCAAGAGCCACGACAAATCTATTGGTGCTTCACGTACACAGGTAGCGATTCATATCCACGCCCCGATTATTGGAGCGCGATTAACTACATCGAGTTAGATAAGCAGATATCTATATTTCACATCAACCAAATCTCAAACGGTTTATTTCCTTCTACAATCATCAACTTCTACAACGGGCAGGCAACACCTGAGCAGAAGCAGCAAATGATGATGGACTGGGAGAATAAGATGTCGGGTGCTCGTAACGCTGGTAAGGTGGTTATGTTTTTTAACGAGCGTGATCAACCTAAGACCGAAATCACTCCGTTTCCTGTAAACGATGCAGACAAGCAGTATGCATTGATGAATGATACAGCGCAGCAAAAGATTATCACTGCGCATCGTGTGACTACGCCACTTCTATTTGGTATACGTGAAAATACAGGATTCGGTAGCAATAAAGATGAAATGGCTGTTGGATTGGAGATATTCAACAAACAAGTAATTGATCCATATCAGGCAAAGATTAACTACAGCTTAGAAGAATTACTTTCTAATCAAATGCCCGGTGTAACCTTTGAGATTATACCAAACACACCATTGGCAGTTGAACAGGCTGAAGTTGTAGTCGATGCAACAGGCGGAGTAACCACCGATGTGGCTGCTACTGCTTTGAATGGTGCGCAGATTACTTCACTTGTTGACATTGTGATGCAAAGTGCAGCAGGTGCTGTGCCTGTTACCAGCGCAAAGGCAATCGTGCAAGCTGCATTCCCAACGTTGCCACCTGTTACTATCGATGCAATCTTTGCCGATGTTTTACCCGGTTCATTGCAACCTACTGAAGTGATTCAATCAAGTGTTGAATTAAAAAAAAAAGTAGATGCTGCTGACTTTGATGATAACAAAGTAGCAGATGCATTAATTGCATTAGGTGAAGACCAAGATGAAGATTGGGTGTTGATTGATGAGTACGATGTTGACTACGAAACAGACGATGCAGATAACGAAAGTATAGAAGCGCATAACTTTGCCAAGACAAGCACAGGCACTGCACGACCTAATGCGAAGTCTGCGCAAGATGAAACCATTGACGATGTAAAGTTCTATACACGTTACAAATACAGCGGAGCAATTCAAGATAATTCGCGTGAGTTTTGCCGTAAAATGATTGCAGCCGATAAGCTATATCGCAAAGAAGATATCATGCAAATGGGTAAGCAAATAGTCAATGAAGGATGGGGACCACGAGGGGCTAATATCTATAGCATTTGGTTGTGGAAGGGCGGAGGGGCATGTGGCCACGTGTGGCGCAAGATGACCTTTGCAAGTGCAAAAGGTTTTGGTTTGGACTTGACTAATCCGGACATTAAAGAAGCAATGGATGCACGAGTAAAGAAAGCTGGGTATACAGTGCGCAATAATCCGAAAGTAGCACAAGAGCCACGCGATATGCCTAATCAAGGTTTCCTTCCTGACAATCCACGTTTCGCAAATAAATAATTACAACTATGGCTGAAGTATTACTAATATCCGAAAACTACGTGAAGAAGTACACTACCATTAACGGTAGTTTAGATCCAAATCTTCTTTACCCATCAATCTATTTAGCACAGGACAAATGGCTGCTTCCCTTTTTGGGAACTGACCTTCTGAATAAGATTAAAAACGATGTTGCCGCAGGTACAATAAGCGGTAATTACGAAACATTGCTAGAAGATTACATCCAAAAGATGCTACTTTGGTGGGTTATGGTGGATGTTACACCTAACCTGTGCTATCGAATGGACAATGGCACGCTAGTTCAACGTCAAAGTGAAGACACTGTGCCCGTTTCGGACTTAGTCATGAAGGATATGATTGACCGGGCACGCCAAAACGCGGAGCATTACACCACTTTGTTAGTCGATTACTTGTGTGCGAACAGCAGTTTGTTCCCTGAATACAGCACAGCGCAATGGCCTGACCGTTCACCACGAACTGACGTGACCAACACGCTGAACTATCAGTTTTCATCGGGCAATACTGCTACCAGCTTTCGCCCTACTTACTCACGTAACATCCTTAATCGTATACCATGAGTGATAAAAAAACACTGAAGCAAGAATATACTGAACGTTTGCGCAAGTATGAGCGTGAGCTGTCACTTAAATTAAGAAGCAATGTCAACAAAGAAGCAGACAAAACCAAAAAGTGAACAGTCAAGTATTACTTACAAGTTGATTCGATACAATCTTCAATTGTTCGATGGCTTGTGGTCAATACCGATTGCGTTTGCCCTATTCATTATTGCAGGCACATTGAGTGCTGAATACTTTGGCGATGCGCTTATATCTACCGAATACGTGCAATACATCGTGCTGGCTTCACTCATCATGGTGTTTGCTAACTTCATTACGTTTTTAGGAATCCGTTTCAATTTTAAGGCACTACAACGCGAAGTTTATAGCAAAGAAATTAAGTATGAACTAAACACCTATTTAACCACATGGCAAAAGGTTGTCTTATACCTGCTGTTATATGCATTCTACTTTGCTGCATTCCTGTTTATCTTACGCATGCTGATGACGGCTACTGCGTAAGGACTACGGCTGCATCATTTGTAGGCGTAAAAGAAAAGGGAGGAAACAATAAAGGTTTCGATGATGCTGCTTTACAAGTATTGATGAAGCAGGAAGGTTGGTTGCCCGGTTATGCGTGGTGCAGTTTCTTTGTCATGGCAATGCTAAATGAGTGCGGCATAACTAATACTATCACAGGCTGGTCGCCTACTGCATACAACAGGCGCGATGTTATTTATACGGATGGCAAATATGTGCAGACGTTTAGCGATAACGATGTGCTTATCATGACTTTAAGTTATCCAAGCTTCCGCAAACAACGTTACAAGGGTATAGGTCACACTGGCATCGTGGATAGGGTAGGAAGGTATTCAGTGCGCACCATTGAAGGCAATACCAATGATCAAGGTATGCGCGATTCACGTTCACGCGATGGAGTGTATTACAAGATTAGACCACTAACCAAAAACTTACACATCACACGATGGGGCAAAACGAACTAAGAAGGATTGTGCTGTACTTATCAGCAATCACAATCGCTGGTATTATGATTATAACCGGATTCAAAACGTGCAATGATCCTGTAACAAATCCTGCTATAAAAAGGTTACAAGACGTGAATGATTCACTCTACCAAATCATTGAAACCAATAACGAAAAAACAGACAGTCTATTCTTAAAAATTGACAGCTTGCAAATCCATCAGGACACCATAATCGAACGCCAGCAAATCACAAATGAAATCTACCGCAATGAAACTTATAATATCCTTTCTGCTTCTCCTACTAACGCCACTAATCAGTATCGGTCAACCCTCAAAAAATCGGACAGCCTACTTAAAGCAGGATTTTACACCCGAACTTACAACCTACGATCAGCAGCTTTTCAATCTCAACTTCAATAGCATGATGTATTGGTATCGGACTGCGTTTGACATCGACAGCTTATACCAAATGGAACGGCTCAAGGTTACATACTATGCAAAGATTACAGGCATACAGGCAACGAGTTATGAAACATTAGCGGAAATCTATAAGAATAAGCAAAGCATTGAAAAGGCTATAAATGCGGAGAAAGATGCGGAGATTAACAAGCTAAAAAAAAGCAATAGACGGTTAATAATTTCCAACACAGCACTAACATTAGGTATCACAGGACTAGCTTTTTCTACTATATATTTTGCAATCCTATGAACATGGCATTTGAATTACGTGATGTTATTACAATTATCGGTGCAGCTATATCACTTGCATCGCTTTATTTCGCTTTGAAGCGCAGTGTTGACAAGGTATCTGGGAATCTTGCCAGTATTGAAACGTTCCACAAAAGAGAAATTGAAATGATTAATGACGCAATCAAAGAACAAAAGGCTGAATTGAATTCAAAGAATGCAAAGCTGGAAGGGAAGATTGATTCGATTCAATCACACATAGCGCAAATCAGCACATCACTTGCTGAATTGAACGGCTATTTGAAGGCTAAATAACAACCAGTATGGATAAAATAGGTCGTGAGAAGTACCATCGTGAAATACATGATGGAACAGGATTCCTTTCGCATCGCGTTCGCGCAGTGATTGATAAGTATAATCTCGACATGACGCTGGATTCACTTGAGAAAACGTATCGCAGATGGGTTACAAAGATGGAGGCAAAGGAAAAGAATCCGGTTGGTCTGTTGCATAAGTTAGACAATCACATTTACGATTTTCAAACGATGGCAAATGAGTTAGTGCCCGAAGCCGCTAACCCACTTAATCTGCCACCATCACAGGAAGCCAACTACAAACCATTCAAGCTACCGATAAACCACAACAACATACTGCTGCTGTCGGATATTCACGTGCCATACCACAACATTCAGGCATTGACGCTGGCACTGAAGTATGGTTTAGATAACGAAGTCAATACCATTCTGCTCAATGGTGACATCATAGACTTCTATGCTATCAGTCGTTTCGAGAAGGATCCACGTAAACGCAACTTTGGGCATGAAGTGCTAATGACTCGCCAATTTTTAGGTACGCTGCGCAAGCTGTTCCCGAATGCTGCGATATATTACAAGTGTGGTAACCACGATGTGCGTTATGACCACTACATTATGCGCAATGCACCTGACCTTCTGGGCATGGATGAGTTCAACTTTGAATCATTGATGCATTTGGATAAGTACAACATCACTTTTATACCGGATAAACAGATTATTCACGCAGGCAAGCTTACAATTTTACATGGTCATGAACTTGGCGCATCTGTATTCAGCCCGGTCAACATCGCACGTGGTTTATTCCTGCGTGCAAAAGACAGTGCATTGTGTGGTCATCACCACCAAGCAAGCGAGCATACAGAGCCAAACATCAACGGCAAGATAACAACGTGCTGGTCTGTTGCCTGTCTGTGCGAATTGCATCCTGACTATATGCCCATCAATAAGCACCATCATGGCTTTGCCCATGTCAAGGTATTAGATACAGGCGAATTCGAAGTCAGTAATTACCGAATAGTAAACGGCAAGATACGCTAATGAAAAAGCCCCTAACGTTTTAGGGGCTTAGTTCAATCAATAATAAACAAAAACAAATTAGCAATTACACTAACAGCGCAAAGATAGCATGAAACGCAAGCAACATCCAAAAGTCATTCAGCGAAAGTTGGGAAGGGAACGTGCGGATGGATTGTACTGCGATAACGTGATTGAGATAGATCCAACGTTGCCGCCTATGCGATATCTAATTGTGCTCATTCATGAATATCTGCATCACATCCAGCCAGAATGGAGTGAGGAAAAGGTAGATGCTGAAGGGGAAGCACTGGGTAGGTTTCTTTGGAAGCAGGGCTATCGCAAGGTGCAGCAATGATGCGCCCACTGCTAAGGATTAGAAACCTATTCATCGAGCAGCCCTTCAGTTATATCTATAAACCTATCGTATAAATCTGCAATCTTATCACTTACTTCTTCAACGTGTTCACCGTACTTGTATTCTCTGCGCATCAATTCCATGATGTCTTTAAGCGCATCCTTATACCGGGAAGCGTTAAGCGTGTAGTTGTATTCTACTTGTTCTTCGGGTAGATTAAACGTTAGTGTTGCTTTCATTTTCTGCTTTGTTTGGTAGTCCATTTTTACAATCGGTGTATCCTTCAGTATATGAATTAAGTATGTTTTCCAATTCCCATGTTTGGGCTTTCATCATAAAGGCATCCAGTTCAATCCATGATATGTTTACGGATGGACCTTGAAATCTTTTGCGCAAGGCTTTACTAAGTCTACGCATTGCCGTTTCTTTTTTTTCGCTCATAGATATTTTATTTCTTTGGTTAGTGTATACAGTTCTTTATTCACTGATTTGATTTTGTGGTGCAGGTTGTCTTTTATGTATCGCGTCTTAGCTGTGACAAACATCTGCAAAAGGTTAGTTCGTTCTACTTTCAGCTCGTCGATTGAGCGCATTTTCTTTGCTGCCATTCATTTTTAATATTTCGTTTTTGACATGGTGGTAGTATGCTTTGACTGAATAGAATTCACCGGTGCCATCGAAGTCTTGCATGATGTCGCTAGGTGCGTTTGTCAATGCTTCATCTACGCAATACAGCGCAGCGTTAATGGCACGCATGTGCATCAATGCCAAATCGCCATGTTGATCACCAGCTTCGACTATATCAAAATAGTTCGAGTACAGTTGCCATGCTTTGTCTTTTGCTTTCATTTATCACCTCCCTTGTATGCTTCGTTATCGAGAAAATGACACATGTGATTTGCTAATTCCATGACATCGTAATAATTCATGCTGCCTGATGCACATTGCGCTTTCACTATTTCGGTTGCCATTTGTAATGCCAGCTGTCTGTTATTTATGTCGCTCATTGTTCTGTAAAATTTGGAAGGGTTTTTCCTGTTGAATAAAAATATAATTGGTTCAATTCATCCATGTACTTGACATATTTATACATTGAAAACAATGTACCGCCTTCTTGTTTATGCCTAAGAACAGCTCTCGGAGTCCATCCAAACTCAAATCCGATGTTATCATACCAATATACTCTATCGGTTTCTGATGCTCTAAATCCGTAATCGAGCAGTGTTGCTTTATTGATTGGTATCCTGCTCATACGTTCAAAGTATTAAGGTATTCACGCCACATAGGTACACGTTCCTGAAGCTTTGCAATAGCATCGGTATCAAATTCCACAACCTTTTCATGGATGCGTTCAGCGATGGGTATATCAAACGCCCATTCGTCCTGTGACGTTTCAAGGTTTGCATCCGGGTATTCGCGAAGGAAACGTGGCATGTCGTATATCATGTTGCGTTCAATGCTCTTTGATTTCTTGATGAAGGTAGGGTCGCCTTGTGGATCAATAAGATTAAGTCTGCGCGATAGTCTGTACTTCTCGTCATTAATCATTTCAATCGGTGCGCTAACTAACACGTAGCAGAACGTGGCACGTGGTGCTCCTGTTAACCAGCAGTAGGCTTGACCTTGCCAGTAGTAGTCTTTGCTTATGTCGCTGGTCTTTGCATCCATGAAGGTATGAATGTCCCAACTTGATTTAATATCGGGCACATTGATTACTGCACCTGCTTCATCTTTGATAAGCAAATCGGGCGTGCCTTTGATGAAATCATTAGTGAACATTTCTTCATTCTTAAATACGATTTCACCACGATGCCTGCGCCACATATCAATAGCATCATTTTCTACGGCTAAACCTTTTTCAATGTATTTGTTGCTGATTTCTTTGTACCGGTTGTACTTCTGTTGCACGTAGACTTCGAGCAATGCGCTCTTAGTCGTTTCGGATAAACCTGTTTTGGTTCTTGCATCGGTCATAAGCTTACCAAGCTGCGATGCTCTAAATAGTGTATTGTTCATGTTGTATTGATTGATGGGGTAAAAATAGCAAATGGTTACAATCTGTAACCACCTGCCATCATTTTTAACAACTATTCGGAAATTCCGAACTGTTGCTTTTTATTATTGATTTCGTCACTTACCTCTGCAAGTATTTCAGGGCTGCATGCTTTGAAGATTTTATGCAGCTGTGTTAAGTCGGTAGCCTGCTGGATTAATTCGCGCACATACGCCACATCCTGTTCGTGCCCACGACCAAGCGCACCTTTCAACTTGAATGGCTTGTATGTATCTTTATTGACGCGGTTAACGTCACGCCCGAATACTTTGCCTAATGACAGTGCAGCGTTTTTAAGGCACTCTGCTTTGAGCTTCCCGAATGCAAGGTCCATAGCATTCGCTTTTTTATTATCGGGGTTTAATGCCCATCTATTGCGTTCAGTACCGGTTACACCATCGGGCACGCGATCTACCATAATGATAACTGAAGCTGCGCCCACTCTACGTATTTCGTAACCACTTATCGGATGTATCACTACAAGGTCAATCGATGCCTGTACTTCGTTAGCTAATACAGCCCACTTAAAATTCTCTGTTCTCCAATGTCCGAAGA